ATCTCGAAGTCACGAATCTGGAGGTTCTTATCGACCGCCATGATACGTCCCTTCGGAACAACTACCTGGTTAAATCCGTACGCAAAGCCATACTTGAACAGGACGGGCAGACGAAAGTCCCAAGCATACTTAATGTTCGGAGTGTCATGCTGCGAAACATTAAGATGAGCCTGAGTACGATTCACACGGTCTGCGCCATCACGATAGCCAGGCTGGTTGGCCTGGAAAATCTGACCGCGAGCACCAGGCTGAAGGCGGTCATCAATGGTGTAATCAGAGGGCTGAAGTGCCATTAAATCATAACTCCTTTACTGTTTCAACCGAAGAGGTTCGCGAGACCAGATTTGAGGTCAATCTTTTCACGCACACTAATCTTCTTATTATCTTCATCTTCGGACTCCTTCAGCGTGGGGTCCTCAACGCTATTCGGCTTAACTTCGACTTTTTCTTTAACTTCAACGACAGGTGCTGCCGACTTCAGAGAAAGACTTTCTTTGAGGTCTACAATAGAATCCTTAAGAGACTCAACAGAACGGGACGAAACCTTTTCGGCATCCGTCTCGTAACCAAGGCTCTCGCGGAGAGAGACGTACATGTCGAGAACCGATTCTTTGAGCTGAGCTTTCGTATCAGAAATTTCTTGCTCAAGGCTCTCGCGCAGCGCGGTCTCACCCTTAAGGGCTTCTTCAAAATCTTTGTTCGAAGCCTCGAGAGTCTCTTTCGACTCAGAAAGTTCGACCTTCTCTTTTTCAAGAGCTTCAATCTTTTCGGTAGCTTCCTTAAGACTCTCTTCAAGCTCGACGGCTTTCTTCGTCTGAGCATCAAGCGACTCTTTGAGAGAAGCAACCTCGGCGGCCAAATCTTCCGCCGTGACTTCCTTTTTCGCCATATTGGCTCCTTTCTCCGACGGAATAGATAAACCGTCTTCTTGATTATCTTCTGTATATGATTCCTTTATTACGGTAGGCTTCTTAGAAGTGCTTTCCGTAGCAGGATATACGGCAGTCTTTTGAGAGTACGGGTCGGCTGGAACTACGACGAAGGACAACTCTTTTCCTTCAATAGAATAGATGTCCCAGTAGCAAGTTTCGCCGTTGTATCTTCCTCCGCGTTCGTGTCCATTCGGACATCCTTCTTCTGCGGACTCTATATGAGAACCGCAGATAGAACAACGAACGTCGTGAGCCGTTGCTCCAATGGAAGTAGTAGCAAGCAGGCCAGACTTAATATCTTTCTTGGCTCGCTCATCCGGTACGTTAACTGTAAACTTCAGAGCGGGCGTTCCAGAAAGAGTATTCTTAGTTACATATTCAGTATCAATGATGCGGCCAATAATCTGGCCGTTCTCTTCGTTATGATGCTCAATAAGAGGCTTTCTATAAGGTGCTGTCCAAGTAGGGACAGAAGCCTTAAGAGCCTTCGGCATATAACGCGTGAAGTTACGCGTCGCGGCCGGGCTTGCGTGAATGCCTTCAATCTCAACCATCAAAGAATCTAGGTCGATATAATTATCTTTCTGGAGAGCGAGTGCTCCCTCAGTAAGTTGAATCTCACCAGAGGAGACCGGAGTCGTAAACTTAGCATCTACATATTCTTTAATTGCGATTGCGATAAGCTTTATCCTCCTTTCTTCTTTGATGACGATAAGGAACATTTACAATAAGGATGGAAGGCCGGAATGTCTTCTAGAGAGAACGCTCTCGGATTAAGAACTGACTCGTGGTCTTCTTTATCTTTAGAACCTTTTCCGAATTGTACGTATACCTTATCTATATTCAGAGCCTCACAGGTTTTGATGTAGCCATACCAATAAGCTTTAGCGGCGACATGTTCTGCGAGGAATCTTAAACGATATTCTGTTTTGTCGAAAGCCGCTTCCTTTTGAGCAGGAGTCTTAGCTTCCTTATATCTATCTTTGATGTCCTTAAACATTTTATCAAGACAATCATCAATCATATCTGACAGTTGTTTAGAAGAAACTTTAAACTTGTCAGGTTTCTTCTTTGCGTCTTTGATTGCTTGATTGTACCCCTCTTGTGCTTTTAGAGATGTATGGTTCTTCAGGTTCGAAGAAATCCAGTCTCTTGCGAGAGGAAGTGAAGCATAGGCGCGCGACCCATCTTCGAGTACATCATTACGCACTTCTTGGAACTTCTTATAGATATCTTTGAAAACTTTTTGATAATCTTCTATTCTATCTTCTTTAGTCTTAAGAGGTTGTTCTGACTCCTTAATCTTAACAGAAGAAGTTCCATGTTGATTCTTAGGCTGAATCGTATTGGTCGCGGCTTTAGATACGCTCTGAGACTTCTCTGGACCAGGTTGGGCTGAACCTTGCGAAGCTTGTCCAAGCTTAGCTTGTATCAACGCGATTTCGGCCGGAGTCTTAACCATATTTTGATAGAGACGAGACTCATCAACATCATCCGTATCAAGACCCAGACGAGTACGCATTTCTTCATACGGAATAGCGTTACCTTGGAACATATTCATAGCGTGAGTTTCCATCTTAACTCTCGTCTCAAGATTAATCTCGTTAAACTGGAACCGGACGATATCTGTAGGCTCCGTTATCGGATTGTATCCACCTTCGAGAAGAAGTTCGTTGAACATAAGCTGTTCAATAAAGATGGCAATGGTCCGCTGGAAGAACTTAATAGAGTCGTGAACTTGTTCTTCCATGCTATCCGCATCTTGTTTTGCGCCGCCTCGTCCTGCTTGAGCGTAAGAAAGGCTTAGAGCCGTGAAGACGCGCGCCTCGAAATACTGAAGATACTTAGAAGCGTCGAGAACCTGACCTTGAGAACCTATCGCATTAAACTCAGTACGCTCATTCGTGATGATGATACCGTCATCCGCGAGTTTCTCAATTTCTTTTCTCGCATCCTTAATCTCTTGGTCGGTCGCCATGAACCCTTGCTCCGGAATACCGATTTTCATCTGATAGAGAGGAGCAGCGTATCTATAGATAAGACGAAGAACGTTACCTTCTATCTTTCTAAGCATTTTAACGTCTTCAAGTGCAGCTTCAAGACGAGGGGTTCCGAATGCGGCGCCACCTTTCTTATCTATATAAAAATGGATGACATCTGTTGGTTTGTACGCTTTCTTGTCGTTACCAACTTGTTGTTGATAGTTTTTAATGATGCCTGTCTTGTCTCGTTTAATTTGAACGGTTGTAGGGTCTACTCTGAAGTATCCACCTACAGGCTTGGCATCGTAGACACCCTTAGCTTGAAGACCTCCGATGTTCGTCATATCAACGCGAGACTTTATGAGAAACGCGTTGGAATAGAGAACTAGGTCTTCCGCTATTTGCTGGAAGATAAGGTCAATCGGCGTACCCGTCATGAAGGACATCATATTTAGACGCTTCTTAATGTAATCAGCCGCATCATCATTTTCAGAGACTATATTATAGTCTGCCTTGAAGATAAGCTGAGAATATTTCGTCGTAGATAATTTAATGTAGGAATCTGTTGAAACGGCCGCCTTAATTTCATCAAGGTTAGATTCAGGAGAAGCAAAATCTCCGTTAGCCGTGTCATTAATATTCCCTACTGCTTTTACGACGAAGTTTTTTATATTCGCGTTCGTGATGGCGCCTGACGTGGACCCGCTCGCTTCACGAGTTTCTATTTCTCTCAGGGAGAAGAGGTTCTTTATACTGTTAACAAATCCGATATTTCTCTTCCCCTTTCTAGTTCCATATTATGCCAGGAATTTTTTCTGTCTTCTTTTTGAGAATATCCTTAGCTTGATTAAGAGCGTCTTCTTTAGCTCGTTTTGCTTCTTGTTTAACGTTATCTACGACAGAACCGAAGATTCCTTTGGCATTTTTAAGTACACCGCCAAATCCTCCGCCAATCATAGGCATAGTAGAGTAGTCTTCTGCGTTAGGAGTGTTGACTCCATCCTTCGGAAGTGCCTCTCCAGAAGAGGCTCCTGTCGCATTATTACCAGGTGTTGTATTTGTTGCGTTGGGGTTATTAGCACTATTATTAAAACCAGATGAGGAAGAGGGGGACGAAGTCATTTTTCCCCCCTGCGCCGCATCTACTTCTCCTTGGTCAAATGCGTAGATGTCTACTCCGTTCTGAAGAAGCATAGCTTTAGCCTGTCCTTCTTTAATCGTCATATCTAGGATATCGTTAACAAGAAGAATAGATGAGTTAAGGTATTTATACATAGAGTATAAAGATGCGGAATAGGCTTTATCGTAAGAAGAGCGCGCCTCTCTTAGGAGAGCATTCGAATGTGACTGTGTATAAGTAGAAGAATCTTTGTACTTCTCTTTATAGTATCGCTCTCTCTGTTTCTCTGCGACATGCCAGGAGCGCATATGTTTAAGAGTGTTATCTACGGAATGGGTCTTTCTAAAGAGACGAGTTTTATGGTCGCGAATCATTTGAGACCGAACGATGTGGTCTTTAAGATGTTCAAAACCTTGGCCTGAAGGGACCTTAACTTGTGTTCCTTCGAATTTCTTAGTGAGGTCCGTGATATCTTCCATACCTGTTTCGGCCATAGCCATTAACATTTGTTGGAAGTATCTCTGAAGAACGAGTTGAAGCTGTTGTAGATAATATTTATCTAGGCGCAGCGTATCTCTTCTATACTTATCTTGTATAAGCTGAACAAGAGTCTTTGGTATGCCTATTTGAAGATTAACCATTGTCTTCTTTGGGAAGAGTTCTGGAAGGTCCGCTAGTTTAGGGTTATCATTTTTATTTATATGACCCACATGATTAACTCCGTCAGGAAGTTTTTTTGGAGTTATAGGTTTGTACTCTATTGGAGGTTCTTTAGGCTGATAGCCGCGCGGCCAAACTACGTTGACTCGCTTCTTAAGTTTTTCGACCGTCTTTTTTAAGAACTGTAAATCTTCTGGAAGGTCATTCATGATACCTTCTAGCTCTTCAAACTGTTCTACTATTTGAGCTGGAGTATCATCTACATCTGGAGGAAGCGGCGCGAGAGGTTGGTCCTTATGTGTAAACTCTGCGTCAGAAAGATAATCTCTTTCCGGTTTTAACTCTGGTACATATAAAAGATTGTTTTTTTGTTTGTCCACGAGCCACCTCCTCTCATATACGTCTTATTACGCACTTCGTTTACCATGATAAGAAAAAGGGGCGCTTTCGCGCCCA